GTTATCGCGCTGAATAGCACGAATGACTGGCGCTTTTCCAGGATTATCACCTGGCTTAGTGTAAAGATCTCTTCAGTTATTGGCCCTCTTGATTGGGATGAAGTTGCTGACGCTTGTCGGTTTGGGCCCGGCTCTACAACTAGAGTCGGGGGGACCAAGACCTCCACGTATGAGAAATTCCGAGGAAATCCTCACTCTACGCGTGGGGCACTACCGTATGCACTAGCCCTGTCCGAGGCGTGGGAACCTTTCCCGCATCGCATCGAGCAGGTAGCTGGTAATACGGTAACCTTCGTCCCGAAGAATGCTAAGACGGATCGCGTCATTGCCATAGAGCCCTGCATGAATCAATTCATGCAACTCGGGGCTGGCATTGTTTTACGTGATCGTCTCAAGCGCTTCGGTGTTGATATCCGGGATCAGACCCGGAATCAGCAGCTCGCGTACCAAGGGTCTCTTCATGGGACCCATTGCACTGTTGACATGAAGTCGGCGTCGGATCTTATATCACGCATGGCTGTAGCTTTGCTACTTCCAGACGATTGGTATGGGATTCTCAACGCTCTCCGAAGTAAACAGTACACGCTCGACGGTAGGTCTGGAACGTATGAGAAATTCTCCTCAATGGGGAATGGCTTCACGTTTCCGCTACAGACTTTGCTATTTTGGGCACTTGCGTGCCTTTCTTGCAAATTGTCTAACGTCGGTTCCAGCGCGATCGGTGTATATGGTGACGACGTCGTCGTTCCACCAGAGGCTTACGCCGTCTTTCTTCGTTTGCTCAACTTGTTCGGCTTTGAACCTAACTCCGAGAAGAGTTATGGTGAAGGGCCGTTCAGGGAGAGCTGCGGAAAAGACTACTTCGATGGCTGGGATTGTCAACCACTCTATTTAAAGGAACCAATCCTTGAAGGTATGGAACTCGTTAAATTTGCTAATCGTGTGCGTCGCCTTAGTATCCGTAGCCGGAATGGCTTTGGATGCGACAGTCGGTTTCACACGCTCTGGCAGTACGCCGTCAAACATCTCCCAGCAGGGTTGCGTCGAACACGCATCCCAGAGGGATATGGAGACGGAGGCCTGGTAGTCTCTTTTGAAGAGGCATGCCCGCAACGCGCACCTCGGCAATCCGAGGTGTGGGAAACGGGTTTTCTCAGGCCTGGGGAAACCCTCGCGGCGCGAGCCGCGAGGGTTATCCCTCTCGGGTGCGAAGGCTTCACCTACACTAGGTGGGTCTTCGTGCCAGAGAAGTACGAGATGGTTGATGAGATGGGTACGCTACGGTACGCACTATTCGCTGCTCAGGGGATCAAAAGTCCTCCTCGTGGTTGGATGGTGAACGGCCGTACGCCGGACGACTATCACTTAGAGATAAGGGATAGACCGTTCGATGCTTACCGGGATTTCGAACGTACCTCAGGTGACCCTACGGGTCATCCCATGGCTACGCATCGGAAGAAAGGTAAGTACGTGCGACGAAGGGGTGTGGCCAGGAACTGGCCAAGCCTCGGGGGGTGGATCTAAATAGTCTGCCTCCTTTCCGGAACTAGAACCG